AATCTAATGTGAATCTGCCTAATACCCTCATGAGATTCTTGTAGTCGATGACTTTTTAGATTCACCTCTTCAGCTTTCCAACAATATTCACACTCTAGTGCTTTATGGTTATGCTTAAACTTTTCATGTAATTGGGCTAAAGGTTTGCCAAAAAAATATTGCTGTATACCCTTACCAAGAAAAAATCTATTAGAAGGCATCACACAACAAGGAGTGATGTTTCCATTTTCTTCAATATGTAATTCGTTAAAAGGTCTTGTACAGTAGTTGTCCATTAGATAAAATCCGAAAATTTACCGATTTTTATAGATTTAGAATGTTGAATAAGATGTCTCGTAATCATAATAGGCACGTCCCAGTGTTCATCGAGGAACGAGGGATTTGATTTTTTTATTTCATTTAGTTTAAATTCATAGTTCCACCAAAAGTTCAGAGCGTCTTGATCAAAAAACTTAGCTTTTACATCTGGAGGAGTTTTATTCTTTAATATACTAACTATTTTTTTATGATCAGTACCACTTGAAAAAATCCATGCAGCACCTACAGTAGCATCTACGATAGTGTTACTATTTGAATTAATACAATGACCCGTGACACTAAGAACATTATATTTCATGTGTGTAAAAACTGAAAAAGCATAAGCATTGTATACACAATGTATACGTTTACGAGAATAATATCTATCATACTCTTTAAGTTCTTCTTTTACCCGTTGCGCTATCATTGGCTTCTTTCTTTGAGAGAACTACTAAGTTACCTTTATTATATGCCTGACCAATAGTAATTCCTACACCAGAATAAGCATTTAGTTTTTTGACAAACCCGTTACCGACAACATTAGAAGTAGGATAATGTCTTTTAACTTTTAGGTCAGGTGCTTTAATGTGTCTTTTTGACTTGAGCTTCAACTGATCTGGGTGTACACCCATTTTACGTAACCAATTATCATGTTGTTCTTCGAGTGCTTTTTTAGAGGGTCTATACTTTCGCATATGACATTCCTTTCAATTGGTGTATATTTTTATGGTATAATGTTTTAAGTTTATCTTGGTCTAATAAAAAAGGATTAAGAAACTTATTCCTTAGTCTTCGATAAAAATTTTTAAAAGTAATTCCATGAGGAGTACATCTAAAGTTGTTTAATCTATACGAATAATACTGCAATGCGTGAGCCATTTCGTGTAAGATTACAAGTTGTAATTTTTGATATTTAAGATTTGAATAAATACCTCCGATTTCTTTATCTGCATCAAATGATTTGTATTCATAAACTCGATATATCTCAATCAAACTATCATCATCAAAAGGAATTATAGGAATCATATGGTACATTGCAATACTGATACCTGGCCCTGCAGTATAATATCCTCCTCGAGAACTTCTTCTACGAGGGCTCCAGTCTAATGTGATTTGCTCTAACTTAAACTTTTTGTATATATGCTCTTGAATATGGCTCTCAACTTCTTTAATAAAGTCTTGAGCCCATTTATTAATGCTTACTTTCTCTGATAATTTTGTCATTAAATCTCCTATTTTATCTAAATTAACAAAATAATTAGATTTGTGCAAATTAAGATTGAACTGCAGGCGACCAAAAAGTTGTTCTGCCATCAGATAGTTTAACTCTTTCTACAGGATTACCAAAAATGTCTTCTTTTTGGTTATAAACCATCACGTGACCTCCTCTAGATTCTTTTATCTCTTTTGGGCTAGAAGCAAATCTAGTATACTGTCCTTCATTATTATACAGATCTGAGTAACTTCTGATAGTAGCTCCTCCACTATCATAAGCATTATGTAAAACTTTACAGACAGATAAATATAAATGCTCTAATTCATCAGTGGTCAAACTCTCCATTATTCGATATGGGGAAATTTTTGATAAGAATAAAGATTCTGATTTATAAATATTTCCAACACCAGATATTTGACTCTGCTCCATCAACCACTTGACTACTTGCCATTTTGGTTTCTTGTCTGCTATTTTACAAAAAGTATCAAAAGTACAAGGATTATTTAACATATCAGGACCGATTGAATTAAGCTTTGCCTCATGTTCTTTTTCACTAAATACAAACTTTACAGTGCCAAAGTTACGTTGGTCATTATAATAAATTGATGAATCATCATCAAAATAAAAAGCAATACGAGTGTGCTTTGAAGGTTTTAACTTAAAGTTACCTGTCATGCCAAGAGTAGTATACATCCAACAAATTGGTAGCAAATCTCCAAATTCCCAATAGATAAACTTACCCTTATTAACAACTCTTGTTACAGGAAGATGTTGCTCTTCAAGTGCTATATAAAAATTACCAAAACCAGTAGGTAGTTTTTTAGTATACCTACCTGATACAAAGTTAATATTTACAAGTTGCTTACCTTGAACTGCTCTATTAACTTGTTTAGCAGTTCGAGTACATTCTGGACCTTCAGGCATTAAGTCTTCTCCATAGTTTGTGAAGCACGTAAAACCACACTCCATTTATTGATGGTTCAATTAAAGCAACTAAACCAGCTTGAAACAAGCTAGCACCCGTCATCCAGTATACTACACTCATAGCAATTATTACATGACCAAAGGTGTATACTAATGCAAGTGCTAAGCTATTTTCTTTAAAGACTCCAACAAAACTTTTAGTTAGCTCTGTCATTTTTTCGTTTTCTACTAAACATATCATTTGCTGTACGAGGAGACTTCCAAATCTCAAAAGCATTTACTCTGATATACGGTTTATTAGTTTCTTTTTTATTAGGATTAGCAATAGTAAGCATGACACGTTTACCTTTTTTCCAAGCATCTAATTGGTTATTCAAACGAGTCATTGAATTATTATAATCTTTTCTTAGGGATTTAGTAATTGATTTAGACACATTCGGTCGTTGACTTTTTGATGTGTAATTATTTCCTGAACTTTTTTTACCTTTAGCCATAAACTTCTCCTTTTTATATAAATATATAATATATAAAAATTAAGTAGTTAGCAACTTAAAGTATAATTTGAGAAGTAGAAATAGTAGAGTTTTGTCTTAATTCTAGGAAGGAAGAGACGAAGTCTTGTGGCTCAAAAACATTACTGCATTTGAAACACTCTATTAAATCAAGTGGTTCTATTTTGCCCTTTTTAAACCACACTTCATGTGTATCATTACAAACTGGACAGCTACTTCTTGCTCTGTAAACTTGCATTAAAACTTTCACTATTTATTTTATTGTAGTAAGCACCTATATCGTGATCACGAACACCGTCAAAAGGTTGTTTGTTCCACCACGCAGCTCTACGACCTCTTAACCCATCTTTAAATCTTTGCCACCAAGTCATAGGTCTTATATTGCCATAGTGATTGATATAAATTAATTCTCCATGATGTCGATACATCATTAACCAGAGAGGAACTTTTGTCACAATGTCATTATTATTTACGAATCGATAATGAGTGATTCCGTCATTTGTCATTTCCCTAACAAAATCTTTGTTTCCAACTCTAGGAGATCCAAAAGTATATAAAAATTTTGCATCAATTCTACTTGCGAATATGGTCGCTAATGCAGCTCCTAATGAGTGTCCTGTGCATATGATCTTTAAATTTTTTACATCTAATCTACTAATTTGATCTATAATTTTATCATATACTCTATCAAGTGCTTGTGCAAAACCAAAATGCACTAATCCTTTTTCGCGGGCAGGTTTTCTCCATACTTTTAAATCAGCCATTATATCAGTAATTTTATCAGGCTCAGTTCCTCTAAAACATACAATTAGTTCTTTATTAGTTTTTATTAGCACAGCCTGTGTACCCTCATTATCAAACCAATACCAATCTTTTAAACCCATTTTTAAGAGAGTTCTATTTATTTTATTATAATCTTCATATACTAATTTAGACAGTAACGCCATTCGTAAAGCTGTTTTAATCATCTCTACACCTTTCAAATAATATAGATTATTTTATACTTTTGAGGGCTTTTAGTAAATGTTTAAAAACATATTTATCATGTATTGCATCAAAATTCTCGTGTAGGTGTTCAGCATTTCTTTTAGCGTTATCATATGCTTTTTTAACAGGATAAGAGTAAAAGTTTGATGCTATGTTCAGAACTTTAGCTACTCTGATAACATAATTAGGTTCCACGTCATAAGAATCATCAGGACCAAAGTCTGTAAAACCGTAGTAAGATTTTAAAGTAGTGAGAGTCTTATAATCACCTAAAAATAAAAGAGGAGTTTCAGAAGCAACACATTTATTGAATTTTTCTGTCAAGAATATATGTGAAGTGGAAGCGGAAGTTTCACAAACTATCTCAAATGCTGAGTACAATTGTTTCTCGTCTATAATTTGTGCTAATGACTGTAACCTTTTAATGTCATTATCAAGAGATAGTGGAGCAATTTCATGTTTTGGAAGATCTTCGAAAAAACTTATATACCCATTATTCATTATTTTTGGAAAATTTTTTAAGGTATTAAAATAATATTTTCTATGTGCGTGAGCTTTTCTGTTAAATGAAACAAAAAAATCATCATAGTTCTGCTTTGATTTAAAAATTTGAGGTCTGAATCTTAACCAACCAAAAAAAGGTACTACTGGACAAGGTAAGTTTTTTACGGGAGGTCCTATATAGATGATTGGTTTGTTTACACTTTTTATCCAGTTAACTTTTTGTTCGATGAAATAAGGAGGGTCAGCAACATCAACAGCTACAATAAAAGAGCTATTGTTAGTATCAATATGATTGTTATATTGATTAAACCATGTAAGATCTACATAAGTAGCATCATGAGGAAGTAACTCGGAAATAAAATCAATTACTTTAGTAGTAATTGATTTCATTTCACAGTCATTAATAACATTAGTTAAAAAATTATTAAGTGTTTTCAGCTGCAGTCATCCTATAACTTTTTGCACTTAAATTACTATTTGAAAGCACTAACATCAAATTACTAGTATTCTCAATAGTATTAATTATAGACATTATATTTGATGCGATATTAGCATCAAATCTGACTTGTACATCGAAATCTTGAGGATCCCAGTCTGCGGCATCAAAAGTTATAGTCATGATATTACCATAGTCAGTCTCTGGTTTTTGTTGTACAAAAGCAGTACTTCCAGCCCAAGTTTTAGAATCGTCACCTGTATTTACATTATGTGCGTGCATTACAGATAAAACAGCAAAACTACTATTCGAAAAAACGTTAGACATTTATTCTCCAATCTAAGTAAGATGTTCCCCAATTTAAATATTTTTCAATTAAATCTATGTCATCTTGATTATTAATTATAATATCTTCTTGTGCAAAGTGCAACAAACATTTATTAGACAAAGCAACTTCATAAATTTTATGTCTGTCCTCAACTTTATCTGGAAGACAATATATACTAAGCATCACAACGTTTTTAACAGTTCCTAACAAATATTGTAAATTAGGTTGATGATCTAAGTATTCATTTTCTTGATGATAGTCATTTATTTTTATATCATGTTTTTTTAAATACTTATCCATAAAACTTCTTTGAAGAATCATAGGCAAATGTTTAGAGTATTGAGAATTCCATCCAACATATGATACAAAAGACTGTGTATTATCAATACTATCTTTTGTTCTATCTAATTTCCAATCAAACGGTATTCTAAAATATTGTCCAGGATATTTACGACCGTAGTTTTCACCTTTTATCATTATTCTTAAATCCATACTAACACGAGTGATGCCTGTGTCATTATTTACATTACCATGTATTAGTTCTTGATTAAATAACCATGACTGGCCGGGATCTAGTTTTATATGGTGAGATTTTGATTCTGAATAATCATTCAAATATTCTTGAGACCATTTTTCATTTATACTACGTCTTGTGATGTCTACACTAGTATCATAATCTAGCATATGCATTGAATTGTTTCCCCAAGTTTTAGTAAAAGGAGTCCAAATAGTACGGAGGCCTGTTCCATTACCGACAAAAATTCCTTGATGATAGTTTAAAATTCTACCTGCTTTAACTTGATTAGGTATTACTACACGAAGAGTACCAAATCGTTGAATTAAAAATTCTTTTCCATCTACTAGAGGAGTTATATACTCAGTTAAAAAATTATCTAACATTTCCATGAACTCAGGAGTCTCACAACCGTCAGAAACGTATTTTTGTAAAGCACCTAGTTTATTAATAGGCACATGAAAATGTATAGTCTCTAGTGACTCAATATCAGGATACAGATTCCATATTCTATTTAGTGCCCATTTTGGGAAATTGTATTTTTCTAAATCGTAATTCAGAATATCATTATTAAAGTTTTTTATCATTGTAGCCATCCAAATGTGCTTCGATATTGTGGGATATATCAAAATCCCACTCGTTATTTAGTAGATGATTATAATTATGATCTAAAATATCATCAAGAGAAGATAGTTTTTTGTGCAAAGCTCCTACACTTAGTGAACAAAGTCTTCTTACTTCTTTCATAATTAATAAACTTCTTTTATGAAAATTTCTTTCATCATCATAACTTTCGTCTATTATATCAGAAAATGTTTTAAATCCCAACTTTTTTAACCAGACTAGAGAGAATGGATTTCCGACTATGAAAAAAACGTTTTTTGATAAAATAGCTTTAAGTGTTTTTTCAGTTATAAATATATTGTTTTGTGTTATACAAGTCTCGTGAACTATTTCAAAACACACTTTAGTGCTAAGATCATGGTGTAATTTATAGGAGTGAGTAGCATTTATTTTATCTTCAGGAGTATCAATCGTATGTTTTAAAAATCCCCATCTTAAAAAGGTTTTTAAATTAAAACTATCAGTAAAACCAAATATACCTTTTACTCTATTAAAAATCACAATATCATCTTCCACCTTACCCTCTTTCACTCTGTTATGTGTAATGAGATTGTTTTCAAATAAATCATACTTATGAAATAAGCTATTAATTATCTGTCTAGGTATTGCATCTCTATAAGATAAACATAAAAAATGTTTTTCAGGATTCTTCTTTTTAGGCGGAGGAACAGGTTCTTTACCTTTTTCATGTTTTGTGTATTGAAATTTAGTTAATCTAAATAATGAATTAAAGAATATGTGTTTGTATGTATATTCAGATTTTACTAGGGGAACCACCATGTTCAACGTATATTGGGACAAATCATAAAATGACCTAGTAAATCGTGGTGAAATAATAATTATTTTATCTTTGGGAACATTTTTAACTTTTGGTGTAGATTTTAAAAAATCTTTGAAATCACTGATGCCTATCGGATCTTGAGAAAAATCAATAATTAAATAAGCATTTAAATAAATTATTTCATCTATTAAATTTTCAAGAGTGATTATATCGTTAGAGTTAAAACACCACCAATAGGTTAATTTTTTAAAATTAAATGATAGTTCAAGTGGGGGATCGTTTCTTACTGGGCAGGTAATATAACGATATCTATTAAGTGTATTAACATAAACTATGTTTTCCATAATTTAATTGTTCTTTCGATTCCAGTATCTAAATCTACTTTAGGTTCCCAACCAAAAAACTTTTTTGCTTTATCTGAACGTGATGATAAGTAGTAAATTTCACCTGGACGACTAGGTCTAGTATCCCAATTAATCTTACCAGTCCAATTTAGCTTCTTAGCTATTTTTTCAGCTAAATCTGAGATACGTATAGGATTATTTGGTCCGCAACAAAAAACTTGTCCTTCCTTTGACTTTTCATAATTATCAATCATAATCTCATAAAAATCTAGTAAGTCATCTATAAAGATGAAATTTCTATAAGGACTAGAGTATCCTAAGTTTATTTGATCAGATTTTACCATCTGTGAAATAATTGATTCCATAACAAAAAAAGTATTATCCCAGCGACCATAGCAGTTAGTTTGTCTTATAGCAGCCCAGGGAATATCAAATGCTCTGTTTGCATATTTAAGATACTCTTCAACAGCGATTTTCGCAACTGCGTATGGAGCATTTGGGTTTTGTTTTGTTTGTTCATCAAAAGCATAATCTTGCGGCCAAAGTATTTCGCCTCTACTTTTTACAATATCTGAAACTGGTTGCCAGCCATAAGTCTCCATGGTAGATGCAAAAAGAAATAGTTTTAAATTTTGTAATTGTTTACAGCCTTCTATAAGATTTACTGAACCTACATAGTTTACAATAGAAAAATCTACGTGCTCATAAAAAGATGATTCAACCTCAGTCCTCGCAGCAAGATGAATTACTATCTCTGGGTCAACCATTGAAATTTCATCACGCACTCGTTCGTACTCTTCTAAGTCACTTACTAAATGATGTAACTCATGTTTACCTTCTAGTCGTTTAGTTAAATATTTACCTATAAAACCAGAACTACCAGTCATTAAAATTCGCATTTGTACCTCTAAAATTTTGGGTTGATTGTTGAATAATCAGTTGACACATAAGTATAAGTATTGGATAACCCTACACAACTTTTGTTTGTATAATAACTAATTATACTATCATGATCCTTTGGAGAATATTTCATTTTATCAAAAGGATTACCACCAGTAAAGATTTTTCCTGAGTAAGCTCCTCTTGAAATTGCATTTGGGGAGTGAAAATTTGAAAAACAATAAACATCGTTTAAGAAAATTTTCTCACATTTTATAGTTTGTTTATTATGTAGGAAGTCAAAAGACTCTACGTTAACTTTTTGGTTATTGACGTAAGCTCCCCTAATTTTCTGACAAACTCCTAAAAATCTTTTAAAAGTTAATAATTTATCAAGATCCTCAACGATATCCTCAGAAAAACCCATTGCAACATCTCTGAATACTTTCAACAACTCATGATCTATAGCAAATAAAAAAGTAACACCAAGATACTCAGTGCTACTATAGGTTTTACAAACACTTAATAATTTTATATTTTTAAAACTAAATAAAATTTGGTTTTTAAGTGGTTTATCATTTGAATAATTAAGTTTTACTTGTTTTATTTTATATGTAGCACAGTACAAATCATAAAACAAAAGGTCATTCATACTACATGCTTTGTTTTTGTTTTTTAAGTATTGCTGCCTGTAATGCTGGAGGTAATTTTTTCTGTTTCGGAGTTAGCCCTTTTCTCTGCATTTTTCCGTTTTTACCGCCTAATTTATTAGTATCCTCTTTTGGAGGAGTCATCATTCCGTCACATTTTGCCATTAGCTTTTTCCTCTTCTACCTAAATCTTTTTTCTTTCCTTTATGTGGGCCTGATTTTCTTGCAATCAACCCTCTAGCTACAAGTCTAGCTCTATTTGTAGAACCAATAGACTTTCCAGCTCGATGTTTTTTTAAAAGTGCAGAAATATTAATTTTAGGTTTTTTTCTCAATTTTATCACTTTTCATCGTTAGTCTGCACTGCTCTCTTTGACTTAGCTGTGCAATAAATTTTAATTTAACAGGTTCTGGATCTTTACAATTTCTAATCATCATAGTAATTGCTTTATAACCATCACCTAAAAACATTAATTGATCACCTTTATAAAGTTTTGTTTTTTTACTTTCTGTTAGGTCTATTTCAAAATTTTCATGTTTAAACGTCATTAACCTCAATATTGTCCCTGTCAACACACTGGCATGATACACATACATCATTCATACACTCTTGACAACTGCTATCATAACAATGACATCTGTGTCCGCAGTATCTACAAGTTCTTTCTTCACCTACATTAAACTCGCCAATCATAATAACTCCTATTTTTTAATTGAATTTAGACTATCTACAATATCGTCAATATTCGGTTCTTTTTGCCATGGATTGTATACGCACTTAAATTTTTTAGGGCAATCATTTTCATACATCAATTCATAAGTTTTATTACCGCCTCGATAAACACACGCTTGTTTGTTACTTACTCGTGATTTTATTCTTTTAACAAGCAGACAGGTTGTATACTTTTTTTGCTCAATTGTACCTTGTTGAATCTTTTGATCTGTTGTATAAGACTTATTAGTTCCATACTTTGGTTCTTGTGGCTGATACAACTTACCTTTTCCAAACGCTTCATACATTCCTAAACAAAAGATAAAAGATGACCAAGTAATAAAAAATACAATAGTCAATTGTATTTTTGACACTATATTTACTCAGATTTCCAAATAGAGTACAATCCATAAGCAATAGCAGCATAAGCTGCATATTTTGCAAAAGCTCCTGCAAATAATATAACTAGACCAACCGCAATGAGTGATGCCCCATTCCATGTAGTCATTTCTTTAATTCTGTTTTTTACCCAATTTATCATTTTTTTCTCCTTTGAGTTGTGATTTTCTTTTGAGTATTAATAAATCTTCTGTAAACTGCGGCAGCTCCAGTTTTACCCATAACTTTAGCCCTCTGCTCCATCGCAATAGCAGCTTGAGTCTTGTGAGCATGAGACTTGCCTGATGCCTTAATTTTACGCACACTAGCTTGCGCAGTTTTAACGTCTTTAAAACCTAATTTTTTTATAGTGCCTTTTGGATTCTCATCAGTATAAAGGTCGCTATGTTTTTTAGAGTTTGCACGTTGTCCTTTTTTACGAGGAATACGAGGATTAGCCTTTGCCATTACTTCTTTTTCTTTCTTTTAAAAGTACTAACCATAGTAGGCTTACCTCCTGGATTTCCTGCAGAGCGTTTACGTCTAACTGCACTACGTCTTTCTGCAGCAGTCATGCGAAGTGCTGTTGCACGTGGTACGCATTTAGGATATTTTCTTTTTTTACCTGATGTGGCACTAGGTCTTCCACAGGCTTGAAACTTTCCATTCTTTTTTGGAGCGCCTATATCAACCCAGTCACCTTTTGAACCTTTGCCAAACCATGCAGTAAGTCCGCCCTTAGGTTTAGCCATTATCTGTAGGTTCCGCCTCTAGCTTTATAAGTTCTAACTAACCAACCATTTGCATAAGCAGATGGATAGACTTTAAACTTTCTTTTAGCTTCAGCTTTGACTCTTGCATAAAGAGTAGGATTTGCTGGTTTTGCTCCAGACTTTCTCTTTGCTGGCATTTTATCTCCTAGTTGTCAAAAACAGAAGCGCCTTCATCATTAAACTCAGTAAAGTATGAGTTATCAGTAACTACGCCTCGTTTATTTTCTACCGTATATATTGTTTGATCAATGATATATCCTGGGTTTTTAGTAATTGGTTTGAATACCCAAGCATCATCATGCCAAATAATTCTATTATTAGGATAAGCAAAAAAATTTCCGTTGTCCATCTTAAAAACGTGAGCACACTTATGTTCGGGATCTTCAGAGAAATTAGTATCTAAGTTACCTGCTAAATTTTCCCATCCCCAATCTAAAGTGAACATATAAATACCAGAGTGTTTACTGCCTTTATAATCAACAAGAGTTGCTCGTAATCCTATCAGTCTATTTCTTTTGTTCACATCAACATAGTGACTAAAACAATCCCAATACATATGCATTTCAATAGGTAAAACAGGAGCGTCTTTTTTCCAGCAAAAGGCATGAATTGGTCTACGAGTCCAATTTACTCCGTTTTCTAAAAACGCTTCAAATAATGGAACACGTTTTTGTAAAGATGTAACAGAGTGAACATCGCATGGAGTAAATTCACCATGACCTTTAGTATGATTGTATAAATATTCATTTCTTATTAAACAGCATATAGTTGGAATACTATGATTTAGGTAGCTCATTTTTATCCTTAAAATATTCTAATTGATGTGTTTGTAGCTCTTCAATTGTTTTAATCTGATCGTCTTTTTTACACAGATATTTATATTTTTCTATATCAGTTGACCATTCTCTGCCTGTCCACCACTCAAAACCTTTTTTAAGTGATTTATATACTCCATGAGAATGATATCCAAGACCAGTGTAAAGGAATCTATTACCAGTAGATTTAGCAAATTCAATTTCTGCTTCACTAGATATTTTTCCTACATTAAGTTCAGGCATATCATAGTTCCACCAAAAAAACTCAGAATAAAGACTATTTGACCAGATGCTTATCTTAGTAACAGCAATTAATGTACTTTCATAATAAAACAAAATAAACTGTTGGTCAAATGGATACTTAAATATTGTTTCTATTTCGCTATATGAGGCTATATCTGTAAAATCTTTATGTATACAGTAGTTCTTGTAGATTTTATAAATTTCTGTAGAATAAGTGTAATTTGTAACAATTTTATAAGACACTGGAGAATTTCTTATAAACTGCCTAGTTTTTTTACTAGAATAATGTTTATGAAGGTCAATACGAGTATTTCTAGATTGATACCAAATTAAATCACTAGAACCGTCATACCAAAAGTTAATAGGCGACCACCCGTTCTCAAATGCGTAATTATACTCATTTTTTTCAAAATGTGCGCTTACGACATTAAAAAGTAAATCACCATTTGTTTGATATCCGTATATGTTATCAAAGTAAAGTTGCATAATAATTATTTAGTTTTGTAAATAGGTTTATATGATGATCAGTATATTCATAACCAGCTTGGTCAGGATCGTCTAGCCATTGTCTTTTTAAGCACTCAATAGATAAATAATAATTAGGTTCATCTAAAAGTTTTAAAAAATATTTTAAAAGGTCTGTTTGATGAGCAGGAGTTAAAACTCTCACTTGTATAGGATAGATATCTTCACATTTAGAAAGTTCATTGATCTTTTTAGCTAATCTATCTAATTTAGGTTGATGAAGATGCACAGAGAAAGACAACTCTGAATATTTTGCAAGGTGATGTAAATATTTAAAACTTCTTGAACCGTTAGTAGTAATAAATATTCGATTCTTATTAATTTTAGAAAGTTTTTCAACCTCATCAGGTAACCAAGGTATAAGAGTTGGTTCTCCCCCTAGTATATTGTAGAAAACTTTGTAATCTTTAAATATTGAATGAAATTTCAAAAAAGAATTTTTGATAGTCTCTTCAGGATATGTTTTTGCATTATGTGTGCCTGGCCAGCAATAGGTACAACTAAAGTTACATTTTGTGTGCATATCCCAATTTAGTGTAAAATCATAAAAGGTATCTACAGGTTCCATTTTTACTATTTGTTCTTTAGAAACTGAGCCCTCTTTAATAGGAGTTACATTTTTTTTATATCTTAAAATGTTTATATCATTAAAACACTGACATTCATCTCTTTGACACAGTGTCATATCTTTTGTAGGGTTTAGAACAAAATCTTTATCAAGAAAATTACCATACTCTTTTCTATGTTTACAGATTCCTCCCCGCAAATTAGCATTTTGATCTAAAAATAAGTTTGTTTGACCGACTGAACAATACCAGTTTTTCCAATGATTAGCATCATTAATAACAAACCAAGGTTCATCTACATAGTCATAATCACCATTTTCATTGATAATTCTTACTGATTTCAATATGACCTTCTGACTTTACCACGAAAAGGGGTTTTCATTGCACACCAATCTTCGGGGTGTACGTTTGCAGGACGTCTTCCAGCAGGCTTAGTTACCATTCTACCCATAGGAGTATAGAAGGCACACCAATCCTGTTGAGGTTTCTTCTTAACGGAAGAACTCATTGATTTCCACATTTTAGTTCCATTTGATTTTTTTACAAATTTTCGTACAGCCATAATAGACATTATAAAAAAACTGGCTCTAACAGTCAAATTTATTTTACAGAAAGCACTTCAATACTAGTAGAATCAACGTAATCATCTCTTACAAATCTTCTAGAAACTGTTTCTTTTTTAAGAGTTCCACTAGAATCTTTATAGTATGAGATAAAAAGTTGTTTTATTAAATCTCTATCTTGTCTTTCATCTTCAGATGTAACTGCTGTTAATAGGGGTCCCTCTTTCATGCTACTCTCTTAAATGTGATTGGTTCATTAGCAAATTCTTGCTCTTGTTTTATAAACTCGTAAAATCCTTGTACAGCAACCTCTTTGAATTTTGCTTCAATATCAAAATCAGCATATTCAAGCATAGGTACATGATTAGCCATTAGGTCTTCATCCCAATAGGTTTCTGAGTGAGCATTTGGTTTCATCCAATACTCTTGAATTTCTGGGGGAAAAGATTGTGATTTATGGAAGAGTGGGCGTACCCCTCTCCAGCTTTTGACGGCTTCTTTAAAGTAATCGCTTGTTGCTGTAATGTGTATGACTTCATCGCGTACTTTACGGTTGACTGTTTTATCTCCGATCTTAACTTTCTCCGTCTCAACCATTCTGTGGCAAGCAT